ATGATGGGAATGGAAGGTTGGAAGGATTTGTGCATAGATATTGACAATATGATAGAGTCACTCAATAATCTAAGCGTTATTCCTGATGAAAAGACCTTGATGTTCAAAAAAGGTGAACTTTCCATCTTGACTTGGCTGAAAACCTTGAAAGAGGTCAGCGAAAGAGCCTATGAGGAATTAAATGAAAAGAATGTTTGATTTTGCCTGTGCAAACGGGCATAAAACCGAAAGACTTGTCAATTATGAGTTGATGAGTTTTAAGTGTGAGTGCGGAGAAACAGCCAATCGCACTTTATCTGCTCCAAACTTCAAGTTAGAAGGGTGGTCTGGTTCTTTCCCGTCAGAGCATGGGAAGTTCGAGAAAAAACACCTAGATCAACTGAAGTGGGAGCAAAAGCACAACTCACAAGCGTAAGCCGAGTTGAATGTCCTAGAACCGATGAACGGCAGGAAAAGGAAGAAATATGTTGATTGACAATGAAGATGAGTCGCTAAGTGAGTTAGATGTAGTCGAGCAAAAGAAGCAACTACCTGAAGTAGCACCCTTGTCCGAGATGCCTGAGAAATACAGGCAAAAATCTTTGGAAGAAGTGGTCAAAATGCACCAAGAGGCTGAGAAGTTGATTGGAAAGCAAGCGCAGGAAGTTGGGGAAGTGCGAAAGCTAGCAGATGAACTTATCAAGCAAAACCTCTCCTCTAAGCAACAACCTATTGAAAAAGAGCCAGAAGTAGATTTTTTCGAGAATCCACAAGAGGCAGTTCGTAGGACTGTTGATAACCATCCTGATGTACTTGCGGCTCGCCAAGCGGGTCAAGAGTTCAAAAAGATGCAGATTCAGCAAAAGCTGGCGGCAGAGCATCCTGATTTTGGTCAGATTGCTCAAGATACAGACTTTGTGAATTGGGTGAAATCTTCACCTATTCGCCTTGGTTTGTATGCTAAAGCTGATGGTGAGTTTGATTACGACAGTGCAAATGAATTGTTAAGTACCTATAAGCAGTTGCGAGGAATTAAGGCTAAACAGACTACAGATGCAGGGGAAACTCAGCGCAAGTCAAACCTTAAGGCGGCAAGTGTAGATGTAGGTGGAAGTGGGGAGTCTGGAAAGAGGGTCTACAGAAGGGCTGATCTAATTCGGCTAAAAATGACTGACCCAGATCGTTATGAAGCGTTAAGCGGAGAAATCATGCAAGCGTATCAAGACGGCAGGGTTAGATAATTTAACTTATCGTTTTTTGGAGATTTAACATGGCAACCTCATTTTCCCCCAGTAATTCAGTTACTGTAACCACGGGCGCAACATTCATCCCTGAAATTTGGAGTGATGAAATCATAGCCGCCTACAAGAAAAACCTCGTTTTAGCTAACTTGGTTATGAAGATGAACTTTAAGGGCAAGAAGGGTGATGTAATTCACATTCCCGCACCTACCCGTGGTTCTGCTTCTGCTAAAGCCGCTGAAACAGCAGTCACTTTGATTGCCGCTACAGAGTCTGAAGTTCAAGTTTCTATCAACAAGCATTATGAGTATTCACGTTTGATCGAAGATATTGTCGAAGCCCAAGCCTTGAACAGCTTGCGTAACTTCTACACTTCTGACGCTGGTTACGCTTTGGCTAAACAAGTCGACACTGACTTGGTTCAGTTGGGTCGTTCTACCAATGGCGGTGCTGGTACAAACGTGTATGCAACTGGTGCGTTTATTGGTGGTGATGGTACATCTGCTTATGTTGCCGCAAGCAACAATGAGTCAGCATTGACCGATGCCGCTATTCGCCGCACCATTCAGCGTCTTGACGACACTGATACTCCAATGGATCAGCGTTTCTTTCTGATTCCTCCCTCAAGCCGCAATACTTTGATGGGTTTGGCTCGTTACACTGAACAAGCCTTTGTTGGTGGTACTAACAGTACCATTCGCACTGGTGAAATCGGTAACTTGTATGGTATTCCTGTCTTTGTTTCAAGCAATTGCGACACAGGTTCAGGTAGTACCAACCCACGGGTTTGCTTGATGGGTCATAAGGACTCATTGGTTTTGGTTGAACAAATGGCTATTCGCTCACAAGTTCAGTACCAACAGCCGTACCTTGCCACTCTGTACACTGCTGACACACTGTATGGAGTGCAAATCCTTCGTTCAGCGGCAAGCGCTGGTGCGGCTAAGTCTGCATCTTTGTTTGCTTTGTTGGTTCCTGCCTAATGCAGTTGCGCCCCCTGCCCTAGTGGTGGGGGGACTTTTTTAACTTATTAGGAGAAATCAAAATGGCAACAGCAAGTGCAGTTGTAACACGCAGAGGTAATGACAGTTTTCGGGGTTTATTCTCTGATACTTGGTCAGTAGTTTGTACCTTAAATGCTGGCTCATTAGTCGATGGTGCTGGTGAAACAGATGATGTAACAGTGGCTGGTGTCGCCTTGGGTGACATGGTTCTTTGTGCATCTTTGGCAGTAGATTTGGTTGGTTTAACAGTTACTGGCTATGTCAGTGCCGCAAACACAGTCAAATTCCGCATCCAAAACGAGTCAGGTTCTACAGCAGACTTGGCATCAGCCACTATGGATATTATTATTGTCCGTATGGTGTAAGAATAGGGGGGCTAGTCCCCCCTTTCTCATTTAAGGGTTTTATGGCTACTTTTCGTTGTCTTCAGTCGGGTAATACTGTAACTTTTACATATCAGCATGATATTGATTCTATGAAGGGTCATCAGGGTTATGTGAGGATAGATGAAGAAGAAGTAACCATAGAATCACTTGATTCTGAACGTACAGATACCGCATTTGCGCCTGTAATTCCATCAATTAAGCGTATGGGAAGACCCCGAAAGGTTGCAAATGTCTGAGATTGACGCAAGAGATTTTGGTAGATTAGAGGCTCAAGTAGAGTCTCTACATGGTCAAGTTTCACAACTTAGTGTAGATGTTAAGTCATTGCTTGAACTTGCCAACAAAGGCAAAGGTGGTTTTTGGATGGGTATGACTATCGCTTCATTCATGGGCGGTGTGATTACCTTTGTTGCTGACAGACTCTGGAAATAAGGAGAATACTATGCCTTCAGTTGGAAAAAAGAAGTTTCCCTACACCGAAAAAGGGGAAAAAGAAGCAAACGAATACGGCAAGAAAAAGGGTATTCCTGTGACTGTAATGATTGCAGTTGGTAAACCCAAAAGGGGTATGCCTATGAAGGGTAGTAGGACTGCTACTAACATGATGAAGAAATCTTCAAGAGGTAAATAATGTCATCCTTAACTACTCCCGTAACCTTACTTAGTGCTGTTGTTGCGACAGGTGCTTCTCGATCTGTGCAAGCAGATGCTGGTCAACCTGCATTCTTGCAAGTTAGTGGCATTACAACAGCAACTGTTGCATTCCAAGGTAGCTTGGATGGGACAACCTTTGCCACAATTGGCACTGCTTTGACTGCTGATGGCATTGTCACCATAGCTAATGCTCCCAAGTATTTGCGAGCAAACTGCACTGCCTACACGACAGGCACTATTACAGCCAAAGTTCTGTACTAAGGAGACACCATGAAAATGACTAAATCACAAAAAAAAGTCAAAAAGGTCATGGGTGAATTTAAGGAAGGTACTTTGCATTCAGGCAAGGGCGGTAAGGTTGTAACCAATCCCAAACAGGCAGTTGCTATTGCTTTATCTCAAGCTGGTAAAGCCAAAAGGAAGATGAAATGAAAACTGGACTTTACGCCAACATTAACGCTAAACAGGCTCGGATAAAAGCAGGGTCTGGTGAGAAGATGAACAAAGTGGGGTCTAAAGCCGCACCTAGTGCCGCTGACTTTAAACAAGCGGCAAAGACTGCAAAGAAGCCTAAAAAGGTGAAGTAGATGAAAACACCCACTTGGCAAACAAAAGCTGGTCAAAACAAATCAGGCGGCTTGAATGCCAAGGGTAGATCGTCTTATAATCAGGAAACTGGTGGTAATTTGAAGCCGCCAGTTTCTTCAGGGGACAACCCCAGAAGGGCAAGTTTCTTGGCTCGCATGGGCAACAATGCTGGTGCAGAGTACAAGGATGGTGAACCAACAAGACTGCTTCTTTCGTTGAAGGCTTGGGGTGCAAACTCCAAGGAAGACGCAAAGGCAAAAGCTAAAGCTATATCCGCAAGGAACAAAGCAAAGGCTGGAAGCAGATGACCTATTTAGAACTTGTAAATGACGTATTAGTTAGGTTGCGTGAATCAACAGTTTCAACTGTTTCCGAAACATCTTATTCTTCTTTAATTGGCAAGTTTGTAAATGATGCCAAGCGTCAAATTGAAGATGCTTTTGCTTGGAATGTTTTGGGTCAAACAATTACAGTCACTACCGCATCATCTACAGCATCTTATGCTTTGACAGGTGCTGGTCAGAAGTTTCAAGTAATGGATGTAATCAATACCACAAGCAATGTTGGCTTGATAAACATCAGCTTTGTGGACATGAACCGCAAACTAAACTTTACGCCACTTGTCAATTCAATACCTACAGAATTTGCCTTTGATGGGGTTGATGGTAGCTACGACACTAAAGTAAATCTTTATCCAATACCTGATGGTGTTTACACGATCAAGTTTGCTTTAACAGTGCCACAGGCTACGTTGTCTTCAGATGCAACTGTTGTTGCTGTTGCTGACACTCTAGTGGCTCAGAATGCCTATGCAAGAGCATTAGTAGAGCGTGGTGAAGATGGTGGTTTATCTTCATCTGAAGCGTACCAGTTGTATAAAGCTATGTTGTCTGACTACATTGCTTTGGAAGGTACTCGCTATCCTGAGAATCAGGAATTTGTTGCGATATGAGTCAAGCACTTCAGACTTATTCTTTAACAGCCCCAGGCTTTCAGGGGTTGAATACCCAAGAATCGCCTCTTGATTTATCGCTTGGGTTTGCCTTAGTTGCTCAGAATGCAATTATTGACCAGTATGGTCGTATTGGTTCACGCAAAGGGTACTCTAAAGTAAATTCTTCAAGTGGTGATTTGGGTGCAAATGATGTAACTGTCATCAATGAGTTAGTGCAAGCAGATGGTACTTTGACTATTTTATTTGCTGGAAACTTAAAGCTGTTCAAACTTGATGGCTCTAATGCTGTTTCTGAACTAACCTATGGTGGGGGGGGTACTGCTCCAACCATTACTGAAAATAATTGGCAATGTGCATCCCTAAACAGCATTACATATTTTTTTCAATCAGGGCATGACCCATTGATATTTGACCCTGCTGTAAGCACTACAACATATCGTAGAGTGTCAGAGAAAACAGGATATGTGGCTACAGTTCCATCAGCAAATATTGTTATATCTGCTTTTGGTAGATTGTGGGCGGCAAACACAACAGCTAACAATGCTACTGTTTTCTTTAGTGACTTAATCTCAGGTCATGTATGGTCTACAGGTACTGCTGGTAGCTTGAATGTAAACAATGTGTGGGTGAATGGTGCTGATGAGATTACTGGTTTAGCGGCTCACAATGGTTTCTTGTTCATCTTTGGTAAGCGTCAAATTCTTATTTATGCTGGGGCTACTGCACCATCGACTATGACTCTTAGTGACACTGTTGAGGGTATTGGTTGCATTGCTAGGGACAGTATTCAGACTACTAGCACTGACGTTATCTTTTTATCAAACAGTGGTGTTCGATCATTGATGAGGACAATTCAAGAGAAGTCTTCTCCAGAGCGTGATCTATCTAAGAATGTGCGTAATGATTTGATGAGTGCTGTAGCTGGTGAAACTGCATCAAATATTAAAGCTATATATTCAGAAACCAATGCACTTTATTTGTTAAATTTACCAACATCAAAATATGTTTATGCGTTTGATACAAAAGGAATCATGCAAGATGGTTCATCAAGATCAACGATTTGGGACAGTATTGAACCAACATCTTTTTGTGCAAAACGCAATGGTGATTTGTTGATTGGTAAGAATGGGTATATTGGAAAATATGAAACATATTTAGATGATGCAACATCATATAGATTGGCATACTATACAAACAACTCTGACCTTGGTGATGTAAATGTAACTTCTATTTTAAAGAAGATAAAAGTTATTGTTGTTGGTGGTTCAAATCAATTAGTGACATTAAAGTGGGGTTATGATTTCACAGGAAATTA